TCAAAGAGCAAATCTGTGTAATCCTGCGCCGCAATTGCGTATCTCATCGAGAATTCCTTGCGTTTTGTCTCCAGTGTATCGTTGTGACGCCATTGCAGGCCCCTGATCGTCTCTCTGCCAAGCCCAGTCTTCTTCTGGATGTCGGTTATCCTCGCGCCTTGCGCGGCCAGCCACAGGGCCATTGCGGCCTTGTTTGGGGCATAGTGTTCGACGCAGTTGCCCGGAGAGAGCTTTGCACGTTCCTTGACCTCAAGAAACCAAGCGGACTTGTCTTCTCGTTCGTCAACGTATTCCGCTTTCAGCTTCTCGTTTGGATCATCGGTCATTGCTTATTTGTCTTCCCGCTGCATTTGACGCGATGCTGCGCCAGAAAGCAAGAGTGAAATTGAATTAGCAAGATCCCTGTTGTTCTTAGGTTGCCTTGGTGATCCCTCAAACGTAGATCTGCGAACTTCGCCGGATTGCTTTTTCTTACCTTTAGGCATGAATCTCGATTGTCCGGTTTCAGCAATCTTTCGCATTTCTGGAGTGATGTCAATGCGCCAGATCGGATTGGACTCATAAGGTCTTTCTGATGTCTTTGATTTTGGATCGGTAGGGATAGTTATTTTTGATTGTTCCACCTTGCCCCCCCACTGCTTTACATACTTCCCAATCTCCTTGGGCATCATGTTGTCGTAGAATCCTTTCATGCCGGAACCTCCTACCTGAAGATCGCCTCCTTCCAGTATGTCAATGTTGTTAACTTTTGATTTTTCTATAATTCTTTCGGCAACGTCTTTCCCTACAACATTTGGAAGGTCTTTCTCAAGGATTGCTGCCTGAGAAACAATTTGGTTGTCGTTTTTGTAGCCGTTAATTTTGAAGGTTCCGTCTTCTGACTTGATATATTCAAGTGAATCAACGCTTTTACTTAGGTCAAATCGAGCATTCTGCGTTGCCCCGTCAGTCCAGCCAATCCAGTCATTACCACCTTCCACGGCATCACGGAGAGCGCGTTTAAACATCTGGAGCGGCCATGTAGTGCGGAAGGGTGCGTCTGCAATGCGTGAGTTCTCACCCTGCATATTAAGGCTCTTGCGGACATACTCTTCTTTAGGGACGATTTGCAACCCCTCCATCGAGTCCCATTGGTTTTCAAAAAATTTCCTGAGTGTTGAGTCCTCTTTATACCCCTGCTTCCGCCCCGCTTGATGCCTGTCAGACTGGATTTCTTCAATGAACAAGCCCTGCTTCCCACTGGAGTCCACACGCTCGTTCGTCCGCATGTGCGCGACGTAGTTGGGGATGTCTGGGAAGTGAGAGGAGGTGTATTCGGACTTTGCGCCTGTTCCGGGGAAGCGGAGACGATCCTTTTCAAGATAAGCGACACCCTTGTTGGTTGCTTCTTGCTTAGACGCCCCTTCAACTAGAAATCGATTGTCGGGGGAGAATACCCCCCACTCACCACCAAGTCTGGGGCGCAGGGAATATCCTTCAGGGAGTTTCGTGATCTGCCCCTTATCGGCGAGAGGCATCGCTAACACGACCTCGCGGTAGTTCTCGCCACCGGGTAGGACGTATTGGGAGAACTTGGTTGGTTGCGTTTGAAGTCCAAAACTAGAGCCTTCGCGGACTTCAATGTCTGGACGATCAGCAAACATATCATATATTGCCGCTTGAGCCTCTTCCCGTGTTGCATACGGGCTTCCAATTGTTGAACCGTCTTTATATGCGATGGAGAAGCCTTCAACTTGTGTTTTCCCTTCTCCAAGCGTCACCTCCTCAAATTTTACCTGCCCCTCGTCACGAAGATAGTTCAATAAGGCATCCTTACTTACCTTTCCATCCACGGCGAGCTTCGGCAATGCTTGTTCGATTCCGCTCCATTTAATCTCCTCGGCTTTAATGCCGCTTCCACTATTAGGATCAATGGTAGCCATAATCTGCTCAGGCGTGGCGCGATTTGGAATCTTGCTTGAGATCACGCGATCAAGTTGTGAGTAGAACTTGTCTCCTTCCGCCTTTTCAGGCATGAGCCTTGTTTCGGGTTCCGCAGAATCCTTAACTAGCTCCCCATTGCGGTTCATCCGTGGAGGCTGCGGCATCAAATTGTCTCGCAAGCTGTAATACGAGTTTTGCCCGTAAGGGATAGCAACCTCGCCAGTCATTTGGATTTTATCTCCAAGACGATCCCATGCAAATGTCCGGTAGATGCCAGAAGTCTTATTAAGATTCCTCTTGTCAAACAGAGGATTTGTTTTCTTTTGCGACTCAGTAAGAAGACCTTGAACGGAGTTGATGAAGTTCTTTCGCCTTTCCCAGTTTTTAGGGTCTTTGCTTTGGAAGTAAGCGTCAGTAGTTTGATTTTTTGCGTGAAGCAGTGCTGAACTGTCAATATCATTTAAGATATCGGCGTATTTCATGTCGAGTTTTTTCGCAATGCCACTTTTTGCTGCTTTTGCGATATTCAACTTCAACTGAACCATGTCCATTCCGACAAGATAAAGACGACCATTTTTCAACTCCCAGTTAATTGGAACAATGTTGTTTGATGTGATCCCCTCGACCTGAACTGATCGCCCTTGTTCTATTGGTTTGTTAGTAAGAAGATATGACGACGGCGTCCCCATAGCACTGTTGATTGCAACAACCCCGGCAAAGTCCCCATCAGCAATAACGCCACTTTCCTCAAGCCCTTTAATTGCACCGTCCGTCAAGTATCCAAACCCATTCCCATTAGCGTCTGGATTAAGCACGTTATCTGGAAGCGGAGTTCCACCTTGGACGGCTTCCTCATTGGCCTTCCTGATTATCTCCCCGCCCTTATAGTGCTTTGGATCTTGGGATGGAGCATCTTTAATGATCTGTGGCTTCTGAGCTTGCTTTGGAAGCCCAGCAGATTCACGATACATGTTGCGGATCATCGCTTTCACCTCTGGAAGCTCCTTCATGCCCTTGGCGAGTAACCCTGAACCATCTACCATACGACCAAGATTGTCCGTTGCTCCACCAAGCTTGAAGTGGAGGTTTTTCACGATTGGAGTCGCCGCCATCGTTGACTTAAACACGCTCTCAATGCTGCGCCTAAGAGGAGTCTTTTGTGAAGCCTTATACACGCTCCCTCCAAGAACATCCTCAAATAGTGTCTGTGCGCCGTTGTCGGTAAAATACTCAATCGCTGCGTCGTTAATGTCGATTTTCGGCAAACCCTGTGCGTTCAATCGTGAATTATACTCATCCCAAAATTGCTTAAACTCAGGATCAAGATTGCCATCCGTATCTCGGACAAGCCCCTTGCGCGTTTCGTCACCAAGCATTAGAGATGCCACAGCACCATCGCTTTGATGCTTGAACTGAATACCATGAAGAGCTTCGTGAGCAGCCGCAGCTTTCACAATACCTGCACGATCATTGTAGTTAATTGTTGCCTGCTTGTTTACTGGGTCAAACTTGCTGTTCCCCTTTTCAACAAAGCTCCAAGAATCAAACATTCCGGGATAAGCGGCATCAATAGAAGATGCAAATTGCTTTACGTCCCTGTATGGAACGGCCTCAAATTGCTGAAACGCTTCTGGATTAGCATCTCTTACCTTATTTCTAAAGTTGTAAAACTCGTTATTCTTTACTTGGTTCCAGTTATTTCGGCTTCCAATCGCTCGGCCAAAAGATCCAAAAACAAAAGCTCCAGCTCCTGCTCGTTCCATTGCGTTTTCGTCTAACCCTTGCGAGTTGATTGCTTCATACAGCGTCATCGCGGGAAGTGCTTGAGCGGTTCCCTTGGTCGCGCCAACAATTCCTCGCGTGATTGGAGTAGTGTAGTCCATGAGTCCACCAAATGCTTTTGTCATGCGACCAGCGTCTTCGTTTGCAGCAACACGCCTCCAGAACGGAGAGCTATTCGTAAGCTGAAGCATCTCGTCACCAACAATGTTGGAAAACGCAGCAGACTTCTTCAATAGTGGTGCAGCTACAAGCGATCCAACACGGATTGCGCCATAAACCTTGTAAGCAGTTCCAAGTGTTGCAATACCCGCCGCGTGAACAAGGTATGGGAGTCTTCCCATTCCAAGCCCTCTTTCAATTGCTTTTAGCTTACGGTTTGTCCATAAGAACCCATTGCCAAGAACATCCGCTGCATCCGCGACTTTTTTTACCGCCCCGCTGGTTAGCTTCCTCCCAACCATGCTCGGAGCGTTAATATCGTCAATTTTGGTTGATGCGCTTTGAACAATGCTTTCGTTTAGCTTGATCCCGTCATTTACCAACCCCAATCGGGTTTTCGACTCACCAATTGTTGCTGTAACCTCGTCAAGTTGAGACTTTGCCAGATCGGCAGCTTCTTTATTGCCAACAAGTAGCGCGTCATCCAACCGCTTCTGGAAAACCGAAGCACTGGCCGTAGCCTCGTCAATGTTCTTTCCGATTAAAGTTGCGGCTGTTCCAAGTTTTGCAAGATTTGTGTTTGCAGCACCAGCATTTTTAAGTGCCTGTGCTGTCTTTATTGTTTTCCCCAAGCTAAACAGCTTCCCCGCGCCGAGCGTAGCCGCCGTAACAGCCATTCCGGGAACATCTGTAACCACGCCGCCAGTCGCATATGCCCCACGGTCCACTTCCGCCATTTTCTTTGCTCCCTCAACAGGACCAAGTTGACGAGTATAGTCTTCCAGTGCCTTCGCCCGCATCTCAACTGCTTGCGTTGTTGAGGTAAGCGCGTCCCAAGTTTTCTCTGCTGTAACGTCTTCGTATAAAGCGTCTCTGGTATCCACGAGAAATTTCCCAGCCAAATTGTCAATTTCGATTTGCTCGTCGGTTGCACCAAACGCTTTGCGGACTGGGTTGATAACATTCTTATCAAGAAAAGTCCCAAGTTTCCCAGATGATGTGACGGCAGTTTCGGCAGAACCTTCTCCTGCTTTTGCAAGAGCAGCAATTCTTTGCTCTTTGGTATATCCGCCCTTTGGACTCACCATTTCACCAAGAGCGTCCATTATACCGCCGCTCCTAATAATTTCTTCCTGTTCTTCGGTGTATCTTGGAGGAGAGATAGCAACTCCGATTGATTTGCGCATCTCGTTAACACCCTTGAAGATATTTAAGATTGCGTTCCCCTCGTCTTCTGGCTTTTTGTTAAGACCAGCCTTCTCCCGAATCTGCCACAATGAAAACTTCTCCAGATTCTCTGGGTCATTGAAATCAAGATTTGTCAAAGCATCCATCTTAGAAGTGGGCAAAAGGTCTTCTGTTGGAGTTGTAAAGGCCACCCCTTTTGTCGCCATCGTCCCATCTTTATTAATGAATTCATTGTCAACGAGAGCTTTGTATCGACGACCTTCGGGGGTCAGCGTTTTCTCGTCAGACGCCAACCCAAGACTAATCATGTCTCCAATAGAAGAAATCGGCCTAGCACCGGCATCTCCAAATCTTGAAGACAAGAACTCATTATTTCTTTTGATGATTTCCGCAGCTTTTGCCGACTTGTTTTCTTCTTCAGGCATGTATTTGTCTATTGGAACCCTCCCAAGAACTTTGCGTCTTCATCCGCTTGATTAACCTCGGTTTTTTTAGGACCTGCATTATCAAGGAGCGGCTCAGAAGATATAATTTTATCAACGGCTTTTTTAATCTCAAAAGGACTTTTGCCTTGCTCCTGCAAATCGGAAATGGTTCCAGAAATTTTATTTGCTCGGTCTGCGTATTTAATACGGAACTCAATAATCTTTTTATTCCCTTCCGTGGTCTTACCCATATTTGGAGACAATACAGTTTTGAAATAATCCATCTCCCTGTCACTAATCGCTCCTTTAGTAAGAGCAATGTTCTTCATTGCTTCTGCTCCAACCCTTGCTTGGAATTCTTCCTCACTTGATACATCTTGTCCAAGAATCTTCTTTGCCTGCATCAGTGTTTCTTGGCCAAATCCAGTTTTGACATTTGCGTCCAAAAGATTTGTAATTTCTTTTAGCGGTTGCATATCAAGTGATGCAGTTGTTCCTGCTTCTCTTAATAACCCAAGAGACTCGTCAAGTTTGAGTAATCGTTGCGTTTGCAGCTTTGATTCGGGTGATTCTATTACAGGAGACGGTTTTGGAGATCCTGTCTGAGAAGTAATACGAACCATTCCTTTCCCAACTGGAGTTGTTGTAACGGATAGGCCAGATGCGGTTCGCCTACTAGCTTCTTCTTGTGTCACAATTTCTCCTTTCTGTTCATCCGTAACAACCGAAGATCCAGCAGGAAGTCGAATTTGTCTTGGTGTTTGTGTAGCAGGTTGACCGCCAGCAGCTTCAATGTTCGCTACTACTTCTGGAGCAATAGTGGTTACTGGAGTTTCACCCGGAATACTTGGAAATTGGCTGTAATCAAAGTTGCTTGGTGGAGTTGGGCCACCTATTGCTCCTTTCGGTTGTAATACGCCGGGGCCATCCATTGGGATTCCAACGGTTGGCGTTCCGTCTGGATATTCTCCATCTGGAAGTGGTGGTTCAGACTGTCCCGCTGGAGAAAACGCGCCTGCAACACTTGGGTAAATATTATTTTTGATATCTTTGAATTGTCCAAACTGATCTACTGATCCAATAACTTTTACTTTTTTCCCATCAATTTCAATCTCTTTGTCGTAAGGTTGCCATTTAGAGTCTTTCAACTCAGCCTGTTTCATCAATGCTGCTTGAATTCCTTGTCCCTCTTCAATATCAAGTTGCCTCTTCTGCAAACCAAATTCACGTTCTCTATAAGCATTGTTGATTCCGATATTTAACGCTTTCTCAACAGCGTCTGCGGCCGCAACCCGATCTTGCAACGAATTGTTTTTGTCTCCCATTATCATCTGGGCTTCCATAGCAACTGGAGCAAGTGTCGGAAAACTTTTAGCAATGGCATTAGCAACAAGTTCAGCAGACTTTACTCGCTTCTCTTGTTCAGATTGTTGCTTCTTATATTCTCCGAATTGTTTTGCAATCCCTCCAATATCAGCTCCAATGTTAGCCATGCTCTGACCTTGAATGTCAGCAGCGCGGGTGAAGCCTGAGTAGTCCTGAACGAACAGGCGCGGGTCAACGGATGATCCTAATAGTGCCATATTATTTAACGAGTGCGTAATTTACAGCCTTGAAGCCGCCGACTTCTTTAACAGCCTTTGGTGTTTTCTTTTCAACATCTTGAGCCATTACTCCCATTTGCGTTTTGTTGTCACCTTTGTATTTATAGGTGTAAATTGGAAGACCAGCATTAGTTTCCCCAACTTTTTCAATATCAGTTTTAAGCCTGCGATCAGAAAACATAAGCGGAAGTGCCGCTGCGCCAATCGCACCAACAGCAGATCCAATTCCACCGAACAATCCAGACGAGTATGACGCTTTCGCTTGCGCGTTAGCAGCTTGAGCCTGAAGTTGATTTTGCCTTTCGGCTGCACCAAGGTTAAGTCCCGTGTCTGGGTTAATCAAGCCCGGAGTCCCGCGACCGATTTGACCCATGCCCATTCCGAGCATTTGTTGCCCAGATTGATACGAGAGCGGTTGCTGACTTAGCAGAGCAAGCCCCGGTTGCGTGTAAAAGCCCTGAGCGGCGTTATATGACTGATTGGCGGCTTGAGCAGCTTCAGCGCGTTTGCGGGCCATTACGTCCTCACGCCCCATTGCTTCGCTGACAATACCAAGGTTGCCACCAAGTCGTCCAGATGCTTGAAATCCTTCACGCGCTTGCTGTTCGTAACCCCGGCGTTCTTGTGGACTGACACCTTGAGCCGATGCTCTAGCTCGTTCTGCCTCAGTGGCAAATCCCTGAACTGCTGCAGCTTGTTCTGGGGAGAGGCCTTGCATAACACCACGGGCAAGCGGTGCTTGACCAGCCATCTGGCCTAGTTCGCCTTCACGCGCGGCTCCGAGTTGTTGACCCGCTTCTTGCGATGCCATCCGGCTAAGCCCAAACAAGCCTTCCTGACCACCGACACCACCTAAGAAGCTAGAGATGTCTCCAAGGTTCAGCCCTTGGAACTCTGGACGAAATTGCTTCTCAAATCCAAGGACTTGCGGAAGCGCACCACCATAAGCTGATACGAATTTTCCAATGTCCGCACCATAATCTGCTTTTGGTGCTTTGACTTTTTTAGGCTTGCTTCCCATATTCTTGTATTATTTGAGTTTTGAGTAAAATTGCTGCATGTCGTATGACCTTATCCGAGGAGAATTCTTAAATTCACGCCGGAATGCGATGTATTCAAAGTCATCGCGGAACTTTCTAAGAGCTTTCCGCATGTCACCAGCGCACATGGTGACAAAGAGTGTGTTGGAATGGTGAATTTCACAGGCTTGATCTGGGGATTCTTCTTGCGAGTAGAAACACATAGCAAAACTATCGGCATCAGAAACGACAACGCCAAAGCATAAGTGCCAATACAAAAGTTTGTGAAAGTCTTTGTCATATATTTCCGTTGCTTTTTCTAAGTGGGGGTTCATTAAGCTTTTAGAAATACGGGCAATTACCCGAAAACCACTATGTTAATATATCTACCAGTGCCTCCATTTACAATCCGGAAGCTATTTGTGGTTTGATTTGGAGAAGGGTTGTATGTTGACGGGCTAGTATCGGTATCGTCCACATTCGGGTAATTGTATGAATTAGTGCTAATGATTGCGTATCTATTGTCTGGCATGGGTTCGTTCAAGTTGACAATTAAATAAGCGGGGTTTGTTTCAAGGCTGTTGTAACTGGAAACTGAATTCACATTCCCAGAACCAAGAACATTATACAAAGCAATGCTGACCGTTGGCGTGGTTGTTGCTGTTAAATATGTTGTCTGAACAGTAAAGCTGTTTGCGTTTACAACCGTTACTGTATAAACCTTGCTGACAATAAGGCTTGAAAACTGAAACCAGAATTGGTGACCAGTTTTGAATCCATGGCTGGGGTAAGTGACTGTGCATACTCCTGCACTAGTGTTGCTAATTGCCAGCGTTTTGCCGTCAGCAGTCCTTGCCGATCCCACGCTTTTCATGGCCATCCACGCCCTCGCTGCAAAAATTGGAGCAGTTCCTGTTTGCGCCCCGCTAAGTTTTGATGCGGTGATGTTTGCGTCCTTGATCTTAGCAGTTTCAACCGAGTCAGTCGCCAATTTGGGGGCGGTGACGTTTGAGTCTAAGATCTTAGCTGTGATTACTGAGTCAGCAGAAAGTTTGCCTGCTGTGACGTTAGCATCGAGAATCGCCGTTGTGGTAACTGCGTTTGCTGCAAGCTCGTTTGATGTAACACCGCCAGCAGCGACAAGCAGTTTCCCACTAGCAATAGAAAGCGTCGAGTTAAAAATAGCAGTGGCCGTAATCGTGCTTTGATCGAGGATGTTGTTCATCTTCGTGCTAGTGATTACGTCGGTAGCCGTGAAAGTGTAATTAGTATCAATTGCGCCCATACTTTATCTCTGTGAAATGATTTGTCTGTTGGTGACTGAACCAGCTACCTTTACTGAGTTGACCTTGGGTGATCCGATAGTTCTTGTCAAGATCATTGTTCCTGTGAAGCCCCTGATGCCACCCAACCTACACCGGATGCTTGCTGTTTCAGCTTCAGTTGCTGTGCTAGGGGTAAGCAACCCACCAAGCAAAGTTGTAGTTGTGCCTATGGATTGAGCGTCGTCAGGATCTTCCGCTGCAAACGCAATGTCATATTCCGAGTTTTGGCCGGGAAGAGACTGGATATTAACCTGCGCGTCGGTAAACCGCTTGCGTTCCATCGTATTAAGGTCGTATCCCCTAGTCGTAAGAGACGCATTGATTGCCGGGGACACAATAGCCGCAGAGTTATCTACGTTTAGAGTGTCATTGGAGCTTTCGGATGCTTCGATTTGATGCAATCCACCATTGGATGTCACTGCATAGATGTTGTTCCTCTCGCTTGCGCTGCCAATTACAAAGTCTTTAATCAAGAACCTAGAATCACCAAAGGTATCTAGTGATTCCCAACCTTTGTTTAGGAAGTTATACACCAAAATGGCGTTGTTCCCATAAGAATCACCCGCTCCCGGAACCGAATCGAGCGGAACAGCAAGGTAATACCTATTTTCAAACAAGATCCCTACCGCCCTGTCAGAGTAGTCAGCGTTGATCCGGTCGATATACGGCTGGATGTTCTTAGAAAGTGGTTCTTCAGTGCCTCGCAGGTTGTAATCATTAAGGAACTCAATCCCATAAACGCCATCGTCAGATAAGAACAGCATTGCATTGCCGCGCATGACAACAGACTTGCGGGCTAGGCAACCAATCTCAGATGTGAGTTCCTTGACGGTAACGTCTAGAAGGCTCCCCAGCGTATTCTTAACGAGGTGCAAGCTGTTCCTGTTCAGGACAACCAATCCATCGTCATAGAAGCCGTGCATTGCAACAACAAAGTCTGCCGTTCCACCGCTTACGCGGAATTGGTTCTCAACTTGGTCAAACGTAGTCGTATCGAGGATGTCAGACACGGCAATCTCGTCAGTAATCTTGCGACTAGTGTATGTAACCGCATTATAAGCTCCAGACTGGCTGTAATAAAACGGAACCCACAAGCGTCGTTGGAAATGAACTCCCCAAGGCGCACCGGGCTGGTGCATAAAGCCACCACCTACGCTGAATCTTCCCCCAAACTCGAAAACGTCTGAAGTTGTGTTTGTATTATAATTCCCTACTGGCGCATACCACTTGATTGTGGTAGTCGTCGCCTCTACAACTTGATATTCTTTGCCAACCATTTCGGCAAAATCGGGAGTTGTTGCTTGACGAACAATAATAACATCTCCGACCTTAACCGTAACATTGCCAGTTACTGTCGCAGTTACCAGTCCGCTGACCACATCCACGTCTCTTTCAGTAATGTTAAACGTCTGTGGCTGGGTGTAAGCTCCACCGGGAGATAGCGTGAACCCGTCAGTGGCGATTGCAACACTTGTGCCAAACGTAACCGTCTGACTAGTGGTGAAAACATAAGTGAATGTATCTGCGTCAACAACGCTAGCGACGGCAAACGTCCCATTTGCGGGTGTGCCACCAGTAAGCCCTGCAATTGTCACCATTGTTCCAACAACTAACCCATGATCTCGCACTGACATGGTGACGGTAGTTGTTCCAGCTTGTGATGCTGAAAGAATTGGCCTGCCATTGGGAAACCACTCCAAGGCTTGTTGCCCGTCACGGAAGATCATTACCTTGTCGAACACTTGAATCATGTCAGTGTCAGCACCAATAGCGTCTCCAGCAGGATATGGAATGTCTGTAATCGCATAACCATCCAAGTCGATCTTCTTGGCAACAGTATCCAGAGCAATAATCACATACTCCTTGTTGCTGTCGTTTGGATCGCTAAACAAACAGGAAGCACGGACGTTGGCGGCAGCGTCATCATTGATCGGAGCTTGAGACAATGTGCCAGCACCTGAAACAGCCGTTGTTGCAGCCGTGACGGGAAACGTCATGGTTGTTGCTGACGCGTAAGTCAAAAGCCTAAGCCCATTTGGATCTGTCCCAGTAAAGGTCAATCCAGCAATTAGTCCATATCCAACAGTGTCGATGGCAAACCCATGCCCAGCAGTGATTGTAATTGTCACCACGTTGGTGGCGAGTGAGGACGAAGCGATTGCCTTTGATGTTGACGTAATCACCTCAGAAATTGGCTCAACGGCAGAAACGGTGTATGTCCCAGACCCACTGGCAAGCGCATATGTGATCGTAGACGCAGAAGCCGTCGCCGCAGTAAACACCCCATTAGGATCGCTTCCAGTCGTGTAGCCAATCCCAGCAATGTTTAGAGTTGCCCCCGGAGCTAGTCCGTGAGCAGAACCAGTTGTAAGTGTAACCACGCCAGCGGCAACTGACGCTGCCGTAATCAAGACGCTTGTTCCAGTCAGCAGGAATGGCAACTGCAAGGGAGAACCTCCCGTAGTTAATGCACCTGTTCTACTCACCACGTTCTTCCGTGGCTTCCAGTATCCCTCCATACGCCCATTCAGAGACTCCCTTACCTCACCCTCTTGGAGTTGGTTAAGTTGGTCTCTCTGGTTAACGCGCCCAAAGAAACGATCAGCGGTCTCGCCAATCGCAGAATCCATCGCACTACCACTCTGGGCAAACTGTGACATTACGCGTAGTAAACAATCACCACACCGGATGTCAGAACCACGGAACTAAAGTCACCGCCAATACCCAAGCCCGCAGGAAGGGTAATAGTCTGCAACCGCGATGCACCAGTGATGCTCCCAGACGCACTAGCCACAGTAGCCAACACAGCGTCATTGACCACCTGAATCCAGCGGATCTTGCCAGTGTAAGTAGTTGCCGCAGTGGAAAGCACAATGCCTCCACCTTGGCCTTGGAGGTCGTAAGATACAGGACTAGCCATAATTGTATTAAAGTATCACCAACGCAACACGCGATGGTTCACACGCAAAGTAACAGATTACGCATCCTTGTCAAGCACATTCATTGTGGCAGCAGCTATACGACTCTTGGCAATCTTCATGTATTCCTCATCACGCTCTACGCCGATGAATTGAAAGCCCTCCAGCACCGCAGCCTTGCCGGTGCTACCGCTTCCCATAAACGGATCAAGCACAATACCCTCAGAAGGTGTAACGAGCCTGCATAGGTAACGCATTAAGGCGGTGGGTTTTACGGTGGGGTGGTGGTTGCCGAGCTTGGTTTGATGCTTAACATTTTCGGATTCTCTTGGCGCGTTCACTCTCAAATTGTTTTTAGCCTCCAACCCCTCGCACCCCTCATCCCGATCCTTCTTGCTGGCTTTAGGCACATAAAAAAAACGTGATGCGGAACCTTGCTTATCAGATGGAAACAACCCCACCACCTCGTCGCTGCCGTCGTGGATCAGGTTGGCGGGCCAGCGACCACTTACCGGGCGAGCTTCGCCACCACGCGAAAGGGTGGTTTGCGTTTCGGCCATGTTGCGAAAGCCCGCGCCGCCTCCCCATCCGGCCAGCTCGGTCCCCACCCTGCACCCATCCACATTGATCGCCCCAGTCCCATGC